AGAATGATCCTAGCTCCAGGATAAGTTTTGCTGTGTTTAATCTAACAGCATCTTGTTCGCTCTTTAATAAATCCTGTAATACAGATATAGCCATACCAGAGGTTGAGGTTATTCTTTCCTCATTCTTCTCTCTGATCTCGGTAGTATATTTCTTTTTAAGGTAAGCTCCCATTTGTCTTGGGGATTTATCTTTAGACCAACCAGCTTTAATAGCTGACTGAGTAGCATTTCCTGCTGAATCTCCCTCAACAAAATATTCTATAAAATCTTGTTCTTTTTCTTTATCTATTTTCTTTGGCATAATGTTCTCTTGATTAGATTGAATGGGGTTTATTAAAAATCTTACGACTGTGATTGACTTGTTATTGCCCTAAAGGGTTGTCTGACCTGGCTTTCATTTCATTAACTTTTGCATTTAATACTGCTATCTCAGCTTTGTTAATAGCTATGTCTGCTACGATAGGTTTAATGTCTACTGATTGTTGAGATTCTAATACATTAATTCTTTCGATCAGCTTTCCTTGGAAGATTGCAAATCCCAGTAATGTAATTATGAGTGAGCCTATTCCAAGCCATTCCTTTACTCCCATATCAATATCCTCTTATTCGTTTTAAATGTTCTTCTGCCCTTATGCGATTGTCTATAGATTCCTGAAGAATCTTTTGACTCTTTGCCACAGGGTCGTTATATGTAACTTGGCTCTGAGCATATATATCTCTAGCATCAATGTATTCTCTTTGGTCATAATAATCTCCTCCATCAATATTTAACTGATTTATAAATATATTATTGTTTGTATTTCCGTAATTGTCCATAGAAAGTGGGCTTTCCATAGCCCTAGCCACGATGAGGGAAGTGGCGACCAGTCTTTGGTCTACTCGTTTAAGGGTTTCATTGACCTTTTTTTCTATAGATTCTACTGTAATAGTTTGATTACTGACTCTAGTAGTTCCTTCAGTCCTGCTTTCTTCCACCGATTCACCTCGGCTTTCGATGGGTTCTTCTCCTGTAGCAACAGTTTCAGTTCGTTCATTTCCTGATTCACCTCCATCTGCTTCTCTTTCTCCGACAGGCTCATCTACTTCTTCAGCAACGATAGTATCTTCTGTTTCAGATCCAGGAGCAATACTTTCAGTTTCTTCCACAACTTCAGGTGTGGTTTCTGCAACTGTGCTTTCTTCTCTAGGCTCTGGAGTAATTCTTTCTTCTGTTGCTCTTGGTGTATCTCCATCTCCTGTTCGGCTAACTTCTTCTGTTGTAACTTCTCCATCTGCTCTTGTGCTAACTTCTTCTCGTACAGGCTCTGGCTCAACGATTCTGCTAGTGTCTGTGGTTTGGAAGTCGGTCTGCCGTTCTTCATAGATTTCTTCTGCAAAGAATTCTTCGACAAGGCTTGTTGGTGTTTCGTTGAAACTTTCGGTGGGAGCTTCAATGTAGATTTCTTCAACTTTGATTTCTGTTGAGATTTCTTCGAGGGTCGTTTGATTGTCATATCCTATCTCCTGAAATACATCAACAACCCCAGCATTTAACTCCTCAATAGCCTGTGGCTCAAAGTAAAATTCTTCCATAATGGACATTTCCATTATCGGTTGTTCTGTCATTTCAAATTTAAATTCTTCTTCTGGTACATACTCATAGAAGTCAATATCTTCTACTGTATTATACACTGTTTCACTCATTGTCTTCAACTGAGCAACTTGACTAACACTAATTAAGCTGTGTTCTATAGTTAATATAGGGTTTTTTAGGTCTACTGCTCTGTGAGAGGTAGATTGAGATGACTCGGTAAAGTCAAATCTAGCCTTAATTGTATAGTCATTCTGACTATTTAAGCCTTGTGTATAACTATCTGTATAAGTTTCATACGAACTACAGTTATATCCACTACAACCAGGAATAGCTACATCTCTTATCTGTGTAGTAACTGTACCATCTGCACCAGTTATAGTCTGAGTCATTTTAACTTGCTGATCGTAGGCGTTCCAACCCCATATATCAGCACCCAGTGTAGATGTCCAACCACCATTTATTTCTGACTGGTTAAGTGTATCTCCTAGTGTAACTGTGTTCTCTATAAAATCTCCATGAACAGCAGCTACAGTGCTGTTGCCATGATTGTGAGATGGGTCATTACAATTCCAACCACCATGNCCTTGATTGTTATTAAANAANTGTTGAGGTAATAAATTACCAGTAGTTTCTGCAAACAAAGTTATAGGAAATAGTAGGGGTATTAAATATCTCATTCTCTTACAGGCTCGTAAATCCATATCTCATTAGCTCCGTAGACTTTCATCTCACCTAATGTAACTGAGTGTGTAGTAGCACAGCTTGATAGTATTAAACTAAACAGTATTGCTCTAATCATTCCAAGTCATACTGGTCTTATTATCCCCAGTAGTCCTCAGTTCTCCCTTTCTTTTTTCAATCCATCTTGCTTTAGCTTTCTCGCCAATTAATCCATCAACTGGACAAGGTGTACCTGCCATCATCATAGCTTCCCATACATTCTCATCTTGGCACATCAATGATATTGCTGCGACTTTCATGCCTAATTTAGATAATACTGCTACTGACTTTCTTCGTTCACAGTTAGGGTCTACATAATAGCTCCCAAATGTGCCTGAGAAACCGATTACAGTTATTCCTGCTGCTAATGGTATAACACAACTATCTTGGCCATAAACACTCATAGCAGGTGCATTAGAGGGGTTTACAGCAGTTTTAGTGTTTGTGCTGTTATTNGTTTCATTANTNGTTGTACTGTTAGAACTAGAACCTGATTGGTAAGTTGTTGCTGATTCGTAACCACCTGTAATAGCAGTGTTAGATCCAGCATTATTTGATTGTGTATTGGTTGTACTGCCACTAGATGTAACATCTGCAATAGCATTTTCTAAGCATAAAGCTAAGATTAACAATCCAAGAATACCCAGTCCTTTTAAGACTTTCGACATTTCCATTTCCTAAGTGCCAGTGCTTTCCTTGTCGGTCTGCCTTTAGAATCTTTCATTGGGCCTTTAACGCCACCCATTCTTGCACAAAAACTAGCTTTTCTTCCTGCTGCTTTTGAACCTTTCTTGGGTTTACCTGTTACTGGAGCTTTAAGATTGCTCCCATCTTTATTGTTAAAATATTTTCTACCAGCAGCGTTTAAACCACCAGTTTTGCTTTGATATTTTTTAGCTACCATTTTACTTCCTAGTTAAAGAACCACCAAAATATAATCCTATGATTGAAAAAATTGTGTGTGATTGTAGGTTAGTTATAAAGATTGCGTTGCCTTCTCTCCATGTTGAAGTTTCATAGCTTGATCCAAATATCCACCAACCTGAGTCTTGTTCAGTTATAATTTGATAGACTACATTTACATCAGTAATAATTGGGGCAACTATAGGTACGACTATAATAGAAAATACACACATTAATGCAATCCATCTTCTAGTGTGCATAGTGTGTGGGTCTTTAACATCACGAGCCTTATCAGTCTGTTTAGCTGCAAATCCTGCTCGTTGCATTAACATCTTTTGTTTTTCAGCTTCTGCTTGTCCTCGCTGGGATAGTATACTCATAGCACCACCAAGCAAGGTAGAGCCAAGCATTGATATAAGTTCCATTGGTATCATTCTTCTTTCCTAATTTTTCTTAAATAATTATCTGTATAAAGTTTTGTAATAGCATTTTGTAAATTAAAATCTGTAAAATAAGGACTATCTGATGATTCGGCTGACCCCATATAAGACTCTGCTGTTGGGTTCATAGATGGTTCAAACATGTTTTCGGCTATTATTGCAAATTTTCTTATTTCAGTCTTAGCACTTTCTCCAGTAAATTCATTTTTTAAAGTCAAAGCATCATAAAAAACATTTCTTCCCATAAAACTAGATGTTGGAGTTATACCTAACGCTTTATAATTATCTAAAATAGACTTAGCTTCTTGCTGATATTTAAGATCAGCTTGTAATGATTTTAAATATGTATCATATATTTCTTGTGAGTCAATAATTGTAGGGTCTTTAACAATTTTATTAAATTGCAAACCAGAATCTCTCATATCACCTCCTATCCTTTTTAAATCTCTTCTTAAGTTAGCAGTTATGTCCATTCTTTTTTCACGACTTCCAAATAATTCCATAGCATCGTTTTGATTTATTGAATATTTGTATGAAGATAAACCATATCTGTTTGGATATTCTCCTGTTTCAGGGTCTTTTTCAAATCCATCTTTTTCCATAGATGTTTCATATTCTCTTCTTTTATTAAAGAATCTTTCTACATCAGGTGGAACAAATGCTTTTAAAATAGTTTTACCAATAAAACCTGCTTTATCTTCAACATCAGTAAAACCTCTTGGAGTGCTAACCAAGGTTGTATATACAGCTTCTGTAATAATGCTTGGCCCTGCATAAGGCCCTAATGTTTCATCTGCTGCTGCTAATAATATTTTTATATAATCAGCTTCAGTTAAGTCTTTATCAAAAGCTCCATTAGAAATTGCATAACCATGTTTAAACATAGCTTTTACATATTGATATGGGTCATTTGTTCCTAAATTATAATAATCTACTCCTACATGACCATTAGTATCTACATCAACAGAACTTGTAAAAAATTTAGGTGCTTTTTGTTCCCATGTTGGAGATAAA